TAAAACTGCTGGAGTGGTAATGATGAAGTTGTGGAGTCAATAGGCACAAAAAAGGCCACCGAAACCGATGGCCTTTCTGACTTGCTTTTGCTTTCTTCTATCTAACGGCAACCGTAACGTCACCGATGAATGAAAGTGACGCCTCCTGATTCAGATCGCCCTGACCGGACTCACCTTCAGATACCTCAGTAATCTGTACTTCTGGGCAGGTGATTTCGATGATGTTACCGGCAACCGTACCAAGCTGGAGTGCAAAAGGCACTTTAATCACGCCGTTGTGTGACTCAGAACGCGCCCAGATGTTGTAAGCAGCCACGTCTTTAGCGATAACAGTCATGCCGCCGGTTACTTCATAGTCAGAGATAACCGTGCTTTCACAACCAGGCAGGTTACGCCGTGATACGCTTTGACCGAATGCGATATTGAACGACTCAGTACAAAAAGACTCATTATCCAAAGTAAGAATCGGTACGTTGTCTTTTGTGAATGCGACTTCAGAAAGCCACGTAGACCAATCAATGCCGACAGGCTTAGACCCGCTAATAGGGGTAAGGTACGAACCGATGAAGTCACTAAACGCAATCTTCGGCAACTCAGAACCGGACATGGTGATCTCGCAAGCGCCGCGACAACCATTGGTCTTCTGCAGCTGGCCTGCCTGATCACGGTAATCGTAAAGCGTTACGCTATCAGAATTACTCAGGTCTGACCCGTCAGTAGCAAGCGCGTACTTGACATCAATGCCTACATCAATCGTCTCGTTGAATCCACATGCGCGAAACAACTCGCCCCATGCAGGTGGCGTACCGGCAGTACCTGAACCAGCCAGCGCAACGCCAAACGAAGTATTTGTGTGAGGCAGTACATTGACCTGTTCTTTGCCGCCAAGGATAGACCGGTCAACCTCACGGGCAACACGATCACCTTCGTACCTAAGCATCTCAAGGTCTTGGGTCTCAATCGCAGATAGTGCGTCAGGCATGGGGTCAGTCCCATACGTGGCTTCAATTTTCGCTAAAAGTAGTTTTGCTACCGCCATTTTTCAGTCCTCTTTAGTGGATTCAGCCTTTGCCTTTTTCTTCAGCTTGGCGGGTTTATCCGACTTTTTAGCCGGAAGGTCAGCCACGTTATCGCGACCAGGTATCTTTGTGCGGTTTACCAATACTGGCTTACCATCAATCATTTCGTATCGTGCCATCAAATAGTCCTATTCAAGAAATCAATCTGGTACGTCTCACTCCACCAAATATAGTCAGCCTTGATTTCCACAGGCATGGCATAAGGTACGTTCTGATGGCTGAGTTTGATGATACTATAATCATCGCCTACCTGCCACCCAAGCAATGCCTTGCGAACGTCTTCTACAACGTCTGAAAGGGTCACTATCGGGGAGATAATCATTACAATCAGCCCTATTTGCGTCTGCTGACGGCATACTGGGCTATCCTTTGTTCTGGATGAGAACTGTTCACCTGGGTAAACAACACAGGTGGGCGCGTAATCAAGATACTCGTCAATAGGGTCAATAGACCATGCATGTTTTGCAGGTGTCTTGAGTGTCGTCATCTTGACGTTTAGCCGGTCAATGATGTCAGATACATCTCCGAATGCTATCTTACTCACTTTGCAATGCCCATATAATAGGTTAATTGCTTAGGGAATATAATCCCGATCTCCTTACCGAACTTTTTATATGCAAGGTCGAGCTGATTCTTTGTCTGAACCATCTGCGGGATAGCCAGACCGGTACGCTTTTCGATTGGTATCCTTTCTTTGCCTTTGCGAACATACGCAGGATAGCCACCTGGCCCAAAGAATGCACCGGTTATCTTGCGCCCTCTGTCCTTGCGAACTTTCACGGTAACGCCAATGCGCCAGCCTCTTGTAGACATGATTCTCTTTGATTGGGCGGCATATTTACGCAGAGATATCCTGTATCCGAAATACTTCAATACATAGGTTGGTGGATTGCTGTCAACCTTCTTGAGTGTGACGACTTTACCGATATCTCCAGCCTTGACGTTGTAAACCTTGCGAACATTTTTACTAATCTGGGTTCGGGTCTTCATCAAACTTTTACGAATGGATGAATTGACGGCCTTGTCGATCACCATCGGATCAACCTTCGCCATTACCTCGTCCCAGTTCGGCAGCTGCACGGTCATCATGCAGATACCCTCGCTATCGTAAATGCAGAGATATAACCATTATTCTCCAGTTTACGACCTATCGTATATTTACCAGCAAAGTCACCCTCAGAAACATCAATTCGATTGCCTCTGGATGGTGATACTGGATTTTTAAAACTAACCTTGTCGACTCTGCCTACAAGCTGATTATATTCGTCAATCTCATCGACTCCGAACTCAATAATCACCCTGACAGGTTCAGTCACCGGTTCAAATTCTGAACCAGAAACAAGAATCCCCGCAACGCTGAAATGGCGGAACAGGGACTCATACATACTGGGAAAACCAGCCATGTCGTTTACTTGGTCTTCTTTGCAGTCTTGGCAGATTTTGCAATCTCAGCCACGTTTACTGTCATTGCGCTTGAAGTCATAGAAGCGGGTACAGTAGCACCAAGGCCAAGCTTGATGATAGCATCAGGACGGGTACACAGGTTTGCCGGATTAGATTGGGCTTCAAGTTCAATGCCCTTGTTCATCCGCAACTCTTCTTGCATCGCGTAGTACGCCAGACCCATGCTGTTAGCAGCGTTGAGTGTGTCTGCCGGTGCAAAGCGAGTGATGAACAGGCCACGTACACCTTCAGGGATCAGCAATGCTGTATCGTCCTGAACGAACTTTACGCCGCCAACAGAACCACGATAGTTCTCCCAGATAATGCCACCGAACAAGAATCCTGCACGGGGGTCATTGCGGTTGAACTCACCTTCGTTCCAGCGGTCATACGCCGATACCACTTTCGGGTGGGCAATGAATGCGTCGAAGAACGAGTCAGAACACAATGCGCGTGAACCGGTCATCGCAGCACCACCAAGGATATTCTCCTGGGCGCGGGTAGCGATAATACAATTCGCACGAACATCGGTAGTATCCGTGTCCAGATTGAAAGGCATCGTGGACTGCGCGAGACCGAACGAGGTAAATAAGTCAATGATGACTGAAGTGCCATCAGAATCCATCACTTGGCCTTTGATTGCGCCCATGCGGTGATGTTCAATGGTAGCGTCAATGTCGCTACGCATAGTTGCAAGTCGCTGACCGACATAAGTGGTCATTGTCTCGACATCACCTTCTTGACCGAATGCACGAAGATTCTGAATTTCGTCAGCGTAAATCGTGGCACGTTCAGGCAGGTGAGGCACGATGAATGGAGTCAGATCACGCTTGTCGGCGTTCACGTTCTCTGAAATGCCACCGCGAGGAGTATTCGGCACAAGGCGCAAGCTACCGTGAGATCGCTCTACCTGAATGGTTGTAGTGGAGACACCTTCTTCTTGAAAATAGCCAAGACTCGCAATGCGACCAGGCTTATAAGGTGTCAGATTGATGGCCTCAGTAAGGCTCGACATGCTGAACGCATCAGCTTTGAATACATCTAACAACATTACGCAGTCCTCACGATGATTGTAGGAAGGTTAGTGGCGGCAGTACCAGCCCAACCGGTCAATAGTGCAGAAGAAACCTCGGCATTGCGGGTAATAAGTGCAATTGCGGTATCGCCTTCAGCAGCAACGGTCGAGTAGGCGATGCCTACGGCAGTACCGGCAGTGAACGGCTTGACATAGTTGCCAGCCATCTCAACGACCTGACCGGCTACAATCGTGTCGCCAGCCTGCACCATTGAGTTATCGCGAGAATACTCGCCGTTTGCCTCAGACAGCAAGAATTCACCGTCCTGGACACCTTGGGTTTTTTGTACCATGTCGAATTCCTCTTAATGGCGGTTAAAGTTAGCGGATAACCCGCCATTTAAAATCATACAGCGGTCTGGGCATGTCGCTTCGCCCAGATTTCAGCACTACTCATCGCAGGCTTCTGTTCGGGTAACATTTCAGCTAAGTGAGATGAATCAATCTCAGTCTCCTCCTGCTTAAGCAATACACGCGCAAGTTCAACAGGGTCATTGATGTTTGCGATAATATCGGTAGCATCCACTCCGGCGGCGACACACAGACTGTTAATCTGATCGGCCCTCTCAAGAAAGCTTGTCACGTCAGTAATGCTTGCACCTGAGACGATGAAGTCTGATGCGAGTTGCGAGAATCCTGCTTCATTACACATTTCAATCACAGTAACAGCGTCTGCGCGAGGATCGACGTACTCTTCGTGTGCAATAGCATAATCAAGGTCGGAATGCTCTGCATTATCTGCAAGAGTAATGACTTCGGTCTCAAGGGCGATACGCTCATCTTCGACAGCGATTTGTTCGATTTGATCGTTTTCCATATTCATGTCCTGCATTAAATTCAGTACTTCATTAAATGTCATCACTCCATCAGCCAGACCGGCCTCAACAGCTTTCTGTCCAGTATACATACGAGCCTCGGTAGCGAGAACGGTTTTAACGTCCATGCCGCGATAACGGGCGACACTCCCTGCAAACAAATTGCGGGTTTCGTCAATCTTGACCTGAATGCTGTCTCTAACGTCATCAGGCAAGTCTTCGTATGGGTTACCGTCAACCTTGTGGTCACCGGCACTAATTATTGTGATCTTTACGCCTTTTTCTTTAAGCGCACCTTCAATCGACTGATGCACAGTCAATACTCCGATGCTGCCTACTCCACCCGTGCGAGGCAGATATACTTTGGAGGCGGCAGAGGCAATCGCATACGCTGCGGAAGCGGCAAGTTCACCGGCATAAGCAATAACAGGCTTGATCTCGTTCGCTTCATAAATCATGTCACTCAGGTCGAATGTACCGGCAACAGAACCGCCAGGGCTATCGATATCAAGCAGGATAGATTCGACATCAGGGTCTTCAAGCGCCATCCAGATGTTAGCTTCGATGCCGTCAGTACCCGTCATGCCGCTGTATGGCTTGATAGTGCCACTCTTCTGGACAATCGTGCCGACAATCGGGACAACCGCAACGCTACCATGAACCATATACGGCTTGCGCTTACGTTCGCGTGACTCAGCCATTAGATCAGCCATCTGACTGCGGTCAAGTGTATCTCCATCGACGTCAATAGACTCTATACCAGCCCTGTCAGCAAGTACCGACATAAACGTAGTGAGAGCAGATGCCTCCATCAGCAGGGGCTGATTCAGGACTTTGGACATCACATGGGCATATTTCATATGTGAAATGTATCTTAAAAGGTTGTTAGATTCAACTATATAGCCATTTCTTATTTACGACCAGTAGTCGATGGCTTCTCGTCTGCACGGTCTTCTTGAGTCGCATTATTGTCATCTGGCTTGTCGATATCTTTCTCGCGCTCCTGATCTTCGAGTCGCTGTTCATCAACCAACTCAGGATCACCACCACGTTCAATAATGGTCTGCTGACGCGACTTTAAGCCCTTCTCGATAGCCAACGACTGTGCCTGAACGTCCTGTAGCGGATGAATGTAAGCATGCACCTCAGGACTCCACAGAACCTTGTTGGCCTCGGTGGGGTCGTTACCGTAACCGGCGATATTAATCCGTCCGGTGAGAATGCCAGCCTCAAGCGCCCAGCGCCATACCGTACTGCAAACCTGATCGATAACCAGTTTCTGTTGCATTCTGACACGTCTGCGGTAAGCGTCAACCACACCGCGAAGCAATCTGTCATTAAGGTTTCTGAAGTCGCCGGTAACAAACTCATACGGGACTTCAAGCGCGGCTGATATCGCCCGTAACTGTTCTGACATAAAATCAGAATAACCAGAACCGGTGCTATCACCATCGAATAAGGTAATGTCTTCGCCAGGTAGTAACTCAATCATTGAATTGGGTTGTACCGATAAAGAACCCTGTTCAACAGTCTCATCGCCATCGGTAAATACCAGCGGGTCACGGGTGATCGCGCCGGTGTAACTCGCCTTGGTTTCTTTGCGCTGTAACTCTGCGTCAGAGTACTTCTCCAGCGTCATCGTCTTGACAATGGCCTGAGTAATGTCACTCTCACCGCGAAGTTGCCCAGCACGGGTGGGCATATAATGATGAATCACGTCACGCGCAAGAATGCGAACGTACTTGCCATACATCAAGTCCTGGTCATAAACGCCATCGTTAGGATGTGATGTGGTGAAATAATAAGCAACCCGCTGACCGGTTCTGTTGAACTCAATACCGGCGCGAACACGGTTACCGTTCTTTAGCTTGCGGTTTAAGTTCTCAGGGCAGTAATCACCCTCAAGCACCTGTAATTGCAATGGTGAGTCGTAAGATGCAGCCCTGCGTATGCGCTTACGGATGAATACCTCTCCAGATACACGCCTCTCAGTAGCGACCTGCGCCAGAAGACCGCCAAACTGAAGTATGCCTTCAGGGTCGATGTTTGCAGTTACGCCACGCCAATATTCGTTAAGTGAATCATCAGGTGACCGTGCAGCAATGCCTCCACCGATCTCGTCAGATACCAGCGTGTTGATTGCTTTGAATATGTAGGGATGGTTTCGGTAAGCGTGACGTGCGCGATTGCGAATCCGCGTAAGCTCTGGTACGAGTCCGCTGTTCGGGCTGTAACTTGAACTCGCGTTCCATGTATATGCCCGTGCGCTGGTGGATGAACCCTGATAAGCGTTTGCACGGTTTATCGATATCACCTTCTTGTTTACGGCAGTCATAAATTGGATACCGGTAGCATTGTGCATATCTTGGCGCAAGGGACTTCTTTACCGGCTTGCGCGTCGAGGGTGTTTGCGATTAGTTGTCTGGCGTAAATCAAATCTTTCATATCCCTGTAGCGTACCTTGCCAGCCGATCCGCCGCCGCCAAATGCCACGAGAAGTTCACCAGAAGCGATTGCCGCATCGATGCGAACAAGGTCTTCATCGGTAAAATTTATATTAGCCATGCACGGAGTATACCCCGAAGCATGCATACCGTACAACCAACCGCACTACCCATTAAACCTGAACCTGTTTCTCCGCTTAACCTTCTTCAATGGGCGATCCTTCATGATCAATCTCTCCTCACGGGTCATCACCTCAGAGTTAAACTCATGCGGGGCGCACCACGATGGCGGTGAATCCCACTTTACCTGATGACCAAGAAGTAACGCCCACAGCGAATGAGAATAAACGCATAAGTCGAAACTCTCATTACGCGATGCAATGCTTACCCACTTCTTGTCAGTACGAACCTCAGCAGTTAATTCCTTATACCAGTTCTCCGTCAACCAATCTGAAAAGTGAAAGTAATTCGACCCGATATCCTCTCTGTCCATGCTGGCCTTTACAGCGTCCTTCAATAAAAGCGTATTCAGGATCATTAGCGGAACATCTCCACGCGCACCGGAATACCGGTCGGCCTTCGTAGTCGCGTCAGGGTACGATATCTTGATAATAGGCGAGGTGTAACTTATCTCTGAACCACCCTTAATCAACTGAACCCGCTTCGAGAAACCCTGCTTCTTCAGCGTCCTGTACCACTCGTATGCCCTCTCGGTCGTTCCGGCAGAACCACCGCTATCGACCGCAGTACGGTATACCCGCATCTCCTGGTCTTCACTACCCTCTATGCGATACGTGCTATTCACAACCTTCTGGGTCAGCAAATCCCAATCCTCAATCTGACTGTGGGGGCTTACCCTCCCGCCATCCTCTCGGTATGCAATAGAGTACCGGTCTACAACCCATCTCTCACCATGCACACCATACGCCATGACCTGAACCACGAAACGTGCCTGCCTGCCGCCTTGGATGTCAACAGCGGCTAACAATACCCGTGCCTCTTTCGGGACAATATACCTCTCAAGCGGTTCTGCCCTCTCCATCAATACACCGACAACACTCGTATCTATCCTTCTGGCATACTCAAGGTAAGGCGCTGAGAATGTGGTGTTGTAAACAGTCTTGAGGCGATCCTCGTTACCGGTTAACTCGTAATCACTCAGCGCATCGACATACTCAACAAGTATCTGCCTCCATGATATGAATGCCGCGAACCAGCCAACCAGCCAGTAACTCGCCATCGTGCTGTGGATAAGTTCTCCGTGAACAACGCCATCAGTATCAACCTCCTGACCATCACCAACCCATACACCAGACCGCTTGAATTCAATTTCATGTTCATGGTGTATCTCGCCACCACAAACCGTGCAAATCATAAATGCCTTGTCAATCATCTCCTTTCTGGGCAATTCCTTGTCAATGTGAAATGCACTCGCGTCAGGGTTAGGCGGGAAATACTCGTCACAATGCGGACATTGACCGTAAACTATCTGCCGGTTACCGTTTGCATATAAACCCAGTATCCCTGTTGTCGGTGGTGGTTCATGGTTCGACTTGGGGACATACTCAGGGTCTGCAATCGGTCGACCAGGGCTGGACTCAGCCAATACCATGCCCCTCGACATCGATGTGGTCGTTCGCTTCGCCGCCAAAGTAAAGAAGTCACCCTCGTTACCCACCGACCGCGCACGATCAATGTCAGACAGTATCACCCGAACAAATGTCTTGGCAGCTAACTGAGTCACAGTAGGCCAGCCGAAGCTTACTATCGCACCAGAACGCAATATCTTGGTGTAAACCGTCTCGTCACCACCACCGGCACGTATCTGTTCTTGCAACTGAGGCATGTCACTCATCATGTCCACACCGAACAGCTTCTTGCTGAAGTAACTCGTCATACTCTCAGATGCGAGATAAATACCCATATCAACAGGGTCTGAAAGCATCGTGTACGCAATGAACATCTGAACTAAACTGAACGTCTTACCGGTTCGCGCAGAACCAACAAAAACAACCGACTTGTACTCGCGCTTCGTTAAATCACGCATCGGGGCGTGGAATAACCTCGCTAAATCCTTGTCCCATACCTTCGACTCAGTACCAGCGAAATCCACCATGTCGACGTAGTTCGGCGGCAACAATATCTGGGCAACATCATCGTATATCTGTTCGACATCTCCCTGTACGTCAGGCTGTGGGTATGCGGTTAACTCCCTCATGCGACCAAGTTCCTGCGAATCTTGTTTAACACCCTGTCAACAACACTTAACTGTTCAGGCGTTAATCCAGCAGCACGTTCGATCTCGTCAGGTATCGCCGACAGACCTAAATCCAACTCCTTGAACTTCTCCGCAATAAACCGGTGTGTCTCATGCGTAATCGTGTAATCACCCAGCAAGTCCTGTAATTCAATATACTTGATCTCACTCTCAACCTGGTACTTGCGTTCTGCCGGACTCAATCCAAAGTACGGGTCATCCTCATCGCTAACCTTGGTGACCGTTCTCGCCCATATAGCCTTGCCAGCGTCAGCAAGGGCATACGTTAACTTGCCGTTCTCCTCACCCGAAGGTCTTACCGACTCAAGCTTACTCGCCAGCGAACGACCGTTCATATTAAACAGCCTGGCAATCTCAGCATTCGTATACAGCCTGTGCCGGTCGATTACAAACGATGATACCGGCTTCTTTTCAACCAATCTGTCAGGTTTCCCAGCTGGATCACCATAACGCTCGTTGCGCTTGTGATGCATCATGCACCAGCCATCACGGAACTCCTTTTTCGTGCAACTATCGATTTTACATTGTCTGTTTTTAGCCATTCTATATATATCTGATTACCACCTATACCGATTGTATCACTTGCTATGCTTTTCTGCGCAGAGATACCTCACTTTAACAAAACACAACTTTACTGCGATTATATGAGAAGAAACTACCTATATAGTGTCAGATAGGGCATACACACATGCACCTAAGTCGTTGAATTGATTATATATTAGCATGAAGACAAAAGGCGGGCGATTTCATGATCTCTAACGCCGTCCAGCCACCCAAAACCCACAGAGACCCTGAACACGAATCATTCGCATTCGCAATAACCATAACTCTTTGATTTAATTATATTTTATTTCACCCTTGAATACGTCTCATTCTCATTTACTCCAATCAATTCATCGCAAATTATTGTGTAATAAGATTCATTCTCACTTATATGGCGATCTTGCGACCTGATATATCACGATCAATTGAACCATCCCGATGATAGCGCACGCCTGATCTGTGGGCTGATAACAGCATGATGCATGCCCATTGCTATCTACTATCTACCTGCTAATGATTGGCTAATGATTGACATGATGCACGTCCCTGTTGCTTGCCTGCTACTGTGTCCGTGCATTGATCTGTGTCTATGCGCGTGGTGTGATGGCTGTGTGGTATTGCGTGGCGTGGTCTATCTGTTGCGCTGGCATTGCATGGCGGTATGGTTTGCCAGCGTATGCCGTCCCGCTAATCAATAGGGGATTTTAAAGGGGGGATGGTTGCCCAGGAGGGGCGATATTTGCATTTTTTAGAGTGTTTAAGCCATTGCATGCTACCCATGACGCCATAGTATTGCGCCACTATATAAGGGCGTACAATCGACCCTGATCAATGTATGGCAATGGGTTTCAATCAAAAATCGAAACGATGGGGCGATACCTTATAGCGTCCGTGCTACTAATGCCCACCGTATCAGCAGGCACAAAAAAACCGGCTGTATAAGCCGGTCTGTGTTCTAGTGGTGTCCTATTACTATCGCGCCACCCTCGCCTAGGTGTTTCCAGTATATTGCTTTGATATCCTCAAATTGTTCCCGTGTTACGCGGTGGTATATTAGTGGCCTCCAATAATAGGCGCGGTATGTTTGCGCCCTACATATGCGGGCAATGTGTTCGGTATTGTCTTCGCCTAACACATCGCAACATCTATACAGCATGGCTTTAGCTTTGCGCATTGTTTAACGCCCTGCCTTGCCTGATTAATGTGACAGCCTCAAATACGCCGATGTTATATGCATCAGCTATGCCCTGGGCTGTTAGGTAATTATTGACGTAATCAATATAGAATTCTAATGGATTTATTCGCATGATAATTATCCTAATGTTTTTTGTATGAAATATTCGGGATGTCTTTATTCCAGCAATCCCTACACGTACCGCATTCTCCATTGTTATCAGGCGCTTTACATACAACACCATGCGCCGGATTATCCTTGTGAATCGTCGACGTATTAACGCCCGCCATAATCGGCGGTTTACCGTCTACCATTGCACCCGATAGGCGTATTGTCACATTAGCTGGCAAAGTATTGTCCCGTATCCATTGGCGCAAAATTGCTTTTTCTCGTGTAGGTATCCAATGACGGGTGTCAGGTGTGCGCTTGCATACTTGCATCATGCTATCAAAGTGTTTTACGCTTTGAATGTCGCCGCTATCGTGCCATCGGAAAAGGGGCGCTTTGCCAATCATTACCGCCATTGCCTCGATCCATTCGGGACGGTAGATTGACGCTAAACGCAAACGCATTGCATTCTGTGTGCTATTCCAATTGTACGCGCCTTTATCAGCATAGCACCCGTAACAGGCGCTTCCTTTGACGTGGCGCAGTTTACCGCCTGTTTTGCATGATGCGGTGGGCAGGCTGTAAGACTTGCAAGGCATTTTGCTAGTGGCGCTTAAGGTGTGTGTGAATTGAACCGCTAATTTTTTAGTTTTGATTTGCATTTTTTTACCTGTTTTTTAAGTTAATTTT